AAGAAGTTCGAAGCGCATTGCAAACAGATGAGACTTCCCTACCACATCGTACGCTCATTGGATGAGTTCAAGAAAATAATCGTAGGTTTGTAGAATCAACTGTGTGAAAACTGAGTGAAACAATGAACGACTCAACCGTTTTTATGTTTGGAAATATCAGGCCCTTGTAGCTTCCGTATTCAACATCAACGTGTATTCGCTTGAAGTTCGGATCTCTCTCTGCCTGCATCTCGATCTCATGCAGAATAGCTTTCGGCAGATGCTTGTTGTCCTTGTAGTTTGATTTGATAAGTGTCCACTCGCTCTCGGGTAGATTCATTGTCTCATCCTTTATCCAAAACTCAATGACAGGATTGAAGTCATAGAAGATTACTTCGTTCGTTCGCATTTCTAATTGCTCGACAACAGTGTAGGGAATGTTGTTGCACTCATTGAGGTAAAGGATATCTCTCCTCGGCCCGGATGCTTTACTTACGTCTGCAGAAAAGAATTCAATGACTGAATCTCCGAAGTGATAAGCGTGTGTGCCGAGGTCAATGTTGTCCTCGTTATAAATTCCTTCGCGCTTCAGTATGTTGTTGAAGTCCCGGATGGCTCCGAGCTTTAAGTGTGGCAATGATTCGCTGCCTACTGATATCAACACGCCCTTATCTTTTCGCTTCTGCGCGATCAGTAAAAGTAATTCAAGAATAGAAATTGTTTTGGACGAAGATGATCCGCCCATGTTTATGATCCGGCGAATACCTTTATTGAATGCTTTGAGGTTCTTTTCAAAGACAATGGTAGGATTCATTTCAGCTTGTCAAGTTCGTCTTTCATCTTCGAGCTGGTAACATTCACTTGCAATGTAACCGGGCCACCTCCCTGTCCGAGATGTTCGATCGGTTGTTTCGATCTGCCTTCCAACCTATCCAGTATCTCCTTGATGGCGAATAGATTTCCCTGAACGAGCGCCCGGTTCATTAGTCTCAATGCAACAGCTTCAGCATTCGTAAGAGTCTTTTTATCCGATAGCTTCTTGATGTACTTCAGGTCCATGATGGACTTTGGACTGTTCTTGTCCATGAGTTCCCTGAGTATAGTAGAGATGGCTTTGCCTGGCTTGCGTCCGCTCTTGTCTCTCCGCTTATCGGGGCCTGGTTCGAATGGTATCAGGTGTTTGTTTTGTGGTCGGTCGTTCATTGTTTCACTCAGTTTTCACACAGTTGATTCTACAAACCTACGATTATTTTCTTGAACTCATCCAATGAGCGTACGATGTGGTAGGGAAGTCTCATCTGTTTGCAATGCGCTTCGAACTTCTTTTGATTTGGTGATTGCACTCCGGTGGGTTTTTTCACTTCGAAGAATAAAATAATTGTATCAAGATCCCTGTACATATCTTCAAAAGGTTCATGCCTTTGAATATGTATCACACACAAATCCGCAACTCCAGGATAAAGTCCTGTCTGAATAAGTTGAGATGCAGCAGCGCCACGTCCTTCGTTTGGAATTGAGAAGATCATGCTGCGTGGTTCGTAATGTTCCAGGCAGTACGTATTTTTGTACCACATTACAATTTCCTGTTGGATGCGGGATTCGGATTTGTTGTTGTTTTTCATGGTGTTTTTGGTTTTAAAGTTTCTACACGTTCTACGTCCAATCTACAGGTATTCCACAGCGTAACTACTTGTATATTATATATTTATTATTAAAAATATAATAATGTAGAATGTTTAAGGGCAAATAATGTTTCCTGACAAACTTTGTTAGTTTAATAAATCATGTAGTCTTTACCTACTGAAGTTGGTCATTCCCCCGATTTTCTTCTACACTATGAAAATCGCGTAGAATGTAGATTGTTTTATTTCTACATTCAAATTATTTACTATCTTTACAATGATACTACACATTAACTAATACAAATTATTATGAACACAACAATAGAAATTAAGTCAGAGCAAATAACCATTCTACAAGGAATGGTAAAAAAGTGGCGCATTAGCCTGTCCGACATTGCTCTCAAAAGTGAATATTCTGAGTCAATGTGTTCACAATTATTGTCGGGCAAAGTAAGGGTTACGGACAAGAACATGATAATCATTGATAAAGCTTTGCGATTAATTCATGATGCAAAAGAACGGTCAAGACAAAGAAACGAAGAAATATTTGCGCAGCTTAAGTAAATGGATATTCTTCGAGTTTTTTGATAAGTGAGTCGGCGAGTTCTAAACTATCTACGACTAATATATTTTCCCAAGAACCTTTCCATTGATCTTTATATGCTTTTGTGCTATTGGCAAGCAATCCCTGCATCGCCAATCCTGCAAAGTATTCTCGTTTGGTGAGGCCCGATTCAGGGTACTGAGCAGTTCCTTTTTTTGTTTCCACTATAACGTCATGTGGAAACGCCGGTTGTTCTGAATTTTTTTTCATGGGGTAAATAGTTTAGTTATTTATTTTTGTTTAAGATTTCCTCAGCCCATTCATTATTAATTCTCAGCTTTACAAGTGTTTGCGCGTTTCTTATTGATTGTGCAACTTCAAACCACTGTTTGCTTACCGCTTTCAGTTTAAGCAATTCCAATATTTTTAAATCGAGCTTATCCATGTTTCAGTTGTTCATTCAAATATTTCACTGCTGCCTTGATGCCCTCGATTTTGGCGGTGATGGGGGATTTCCAACTATCCTCAGAATTATCCACCCATTCAGAATATTTAATTATTTCCCAATCATATTGATTGTGGGTGTATTCTATTCCAATGTAAATCCACATTCTATGATTCTCCCACAACCACTCCTCGATAGAATGCCAATCAGATTCACCTAAATATCCTAATGATAATAGATGAGTGCATAGTTCTTTATTGTCAGATGGTTTCATTGTCTTTGGTTTTAAAGGTTATCTTCTTTCGCCATTTGTTCCAACTGTTTTTCTGCTAACTTGAAATGAAACTTACTGCTTGTGAAATCTTTTTCTGCTTCCAGGCTGCAATACTTTCCGTAGCGTTTGACTTCATCAATAGTAATCCAATCGCCTTCTTGTGCATCTCTATCCCCCAGTCTATCATAATACTTCTCCGATCTTTTCATGTCGCTTTTGTTTTAGTGGTTGATTGGAATAGTTGGAATTTTAGGCAGTGGCATCCAGTGGGTAATGTAATCATCTTCACTTACCCCTAATGAAACTTCTTTATCTCCAAAAAGTTGCCATGAGTATTTTTGATTATATCCTTTATTAACCTGTTTTGTCCTATACGCAACTGTTATAAGCCCTGTGTTTAGTGCTACTAAAACCCCCTGCCCGAACTCTGGCGATTCTTTAAATATTGAAATCCATTTAGCATCCCTCTCCGCGCACATCTGCTGGGCGAACTCAACCATCATATCGAACATGCTACTATTTCTCGGATGTCGGTAGTCATATTCATAAGATAACTTGTGCGCCTTCTCTCTCATCTCCTTCTCCGTTATTTCTTTTGCCATAGTTGTTTGGGGTTAGTTATTAGTGTGGTATCGAATCCAAATACTCATCAAGTCCATCAGGCTCGCCTCCTTTGCTGTCAGTTGGGGTGAGGGATTGGATGAAATCGTCCCACCCCTTTATAGGAGCGTTGTGATTTAATCTTCCCTCGTTGAAGGCTTCCTTTAAGTCAGAAAAAGTAAATTTTCTTTTAACCAACGTCTCGATTTCTTTCTGTGTCATAATTGTTTGTGTTAGTATTATTTCTATTTCACTTCACCTTCTCCACATTCCTTTCAAACTTGAACGGCGTTGACACTCTTTCTTTTCCGAGTTCATCTTTGTTGAACGGAATGTATCGCTGATTCTTTTGCACGACATATTCCATTTCATTCTTGAGAACTTTGCTGATGTAAGATGCTTTCACCTGGTTATCCCGAGCGAACCATTCGTTCTTGATGTCAATCGCTGCAGCGTAGAACTCCTCACATCCGTTGTTGTTGAAAAAGTCGGTGATGTGTAAGAGCAACTCCTTTACCATCCATGATTGTGACTCCTCCTTCACTGCAATCAATTCCTTCGTGATGATCTGATCCATTGTGAACACTAATCTATCCCGAGTAAAATCAACGGCCGGAAGCTGAGTGATGTATCGTATGAATTTCGGGATCTCAGCGAAAAGATCATCCTCGATCTTGATGTGCTTGCGTCCAGTTACAGGTTTTATGTAGCGGATCCAAAAACGATTTTCTTCCTTATCAATACGCATGAAGTCCTTGACCTTGTTCGTACACATGATGATCTTGCCGAAGAATGGCAGCGAGTAGCCTTGTACGTGCTTTGGATTCACCGACATTGTTTTTGCAGTGGTGATTGACTTTATCTTTTGCTCTGCTGCAGTTTTCTCCACGATGGTTTCATCAACCATGATAATGTTTTTGCTTGCGTAGATGTAATTGAATTGACTGGACAGGTTATGTGGATCCACCATGACCAGGTTGTCCGAGAAGATCATTTGCAGCCAGTTCAGGAATGTTGTTTTGCCTGTGCCTCTTTCTTTTGAAACCAAGACAATAACCGGCATCATTTGTTTTGGATGCTCATACAATACTTTCATGTATATCAGTCCCCGGTCGAATTGCTCTCCGAAAATATGTTTCATCACTTTGATGCTGTGTGGGATTTGGGATTCGGAGATGGGTTTGGAATGAGGCGTATGAGGAAACTCAGCATATTGATTGTAACAGTTCTTGTGAACAGGCTGATAGTTGATGTTGTCCGGAACCAAGCAGAAGTCATCGAACTTTGGAATGAGCTTGAGAATAGTTTTCGTGTGATCATCGGAGATCACTTCTTTTCCCCATGCCTTGAGTGTTCTGTCAGTTCCTCCGTATCTGTTTTCCTTTTCAATTATTTTGTAATAGTCAGTGCCTACTCGGACATATGGGATCTCAAGCTTCATGACGCTGTACATTACGAATGACTCAGCAGCTCGGTAGTTGCCTTTGAATTTTACTGCAGTGAGTAACATGAATTTCGAAATAACATCTCCAGACGTTAGCTTGAACGGATTCGCTTTCATCACGGCCACAGTTCCGTTCACGATGCTGAGTTGAAAGGTTGTCTTGTTGATGTCATCCTCGATGTCCTCCGGATTGTGATAGCAAGCTTCAGTGTCGGACTTCATATGCACGACCTTGTCGCCCCTGAAGATGTCCTTGAAGGGATAAAAGAAATTGATGTAGTCAACAGGGTTGATTCCAAATGGGGCCTCGGTCATATAACAAATTAAAATAGTTGGTGTTGTTTGATATTTGTGTTTCGAATTATATTTCTTGCACTGTCCATTATTGCTAATCCGATTTCAGGAACTACGCAATTATTTAATAATTTTTCTTTGTTTGGAAAATCATATTTCGATAAATCAAATCCTAATTTCTCATGGTTGTTCTCCCTTATCGTATGTCCTCCCAGGGTTTTTTTAGTTCCATTCATTCTTCCAATCTGTTTTTTGAATTCCAAATTCGGTATTCTAAAGTTTGCCCAAAAATAATGCCTTCCACTTATTTGCGGCTCTATCAATGGCTTATAATATGATTTTACATTTTCAATTACATACTTGCCTTTGAAAAAATGTTGCAATAAAATTATTTCTTGATATAGTTCCATGTCGGGATATCGAATTATTCCTTGTGCGTTTAAGAAATGATTCGTTGTCGAATGTGTCGGACATGGAGGCGAGCCCCATATAAATTCGTATTCAGTATAATGTTCGAGTAAATACTTGTGTGCATCACCAACAAGAACTTCATCATTTGGGTATAAATCCTGATATATTGCTGCAATCTCTTGGCTCATTTCCACTGCCGTAACTTCTACGTCCTCCCATAGTTTGCGATTACCGCCAATGCCAGCATATAGGTTTAATACTTTCATTGTTGTTTCTTGAAATTTATAGATTCAATATCAGCGTCAAGCAGCGCCGGATTCATAAAATATTTCTGAGCGATGAGAAAGTTGAACCTGAATAGCTTCAGCACCCTGCAGTAGAACAGCACCAGCTTTGACGTTTCGCTGAGTTCTTTTTCCAGGTGATCAATGTAGTTCTTCTCCTTCGGGACGTTCCAGTCCAGGGACAATCTCCGCACAAGTTCTTGCTTCGATGCTTCCCGGACGAGCTGTTCTGTCCATTCGCAGTCCTCTATCAGGAAGCACAGGTAATGACTCGGAAGTGATTCAACCTCTTTGCCTGAAAATTTTCCAAAATATATAATCATACAATAATAAATGAAGTTTTATTTTTTCTATATCCCAATAAGTATTTCACCAATCTTTTAGAGGGCATTTGAACAGATTCAGAGGCTTCTTGTATGCTGTAATAATATATACCCGTTTCGTTATTTATTATAAGTTTTGCAGTAGGATGATGTTCCCCGAATAATGCCTTTTTTCTGTTTGATTCCACAGAATGTTTTTTACCTAACATCCACTTACCAAATCCTCTTTCTATTGCTGTCTTTTTTACTTTATCCTTAGATTGTTGAGAATTGGGTTTGCCAAGTTTAGCAATCCTTAGTAACTCTTTTGTTTTATCTGAATGTTTACCTCCATGATTTCCTCCTCCTCTACAATTCATCCCGTATTTCGAATTCAATGTTTGAAATAATTGTATGTAATAAATTTCGAGTTCATTGAGTTTAGATTCTTCGCATAGAAATATTTCTTTAGCATGTGCGTCCCATCCATGTTTCTTAAGGGAATTGTATAATAATATTTGTGTTTTACAATTTTCTGACTTATAGGAATTCCATCTTGCGTAAATATCTGTTGATTGCCCTATATAAATCCTTCCTTTAGGATTTGTTATTTTATAAATGCCTATTATTTTTTCTCGCATAAAGAAAATACCCGAACACCACCACAAAGGCAATCCGTTCAGCGTTGAGCTGTTGGGCAATGTAGCGATGTCGGGAATTTCAATGTCATTAATAACGGATTGCATCATAAAGATAAAAATTATTTCAATATGTAGTCGTTGAATCCAACATTATTAGAATGTATTTCCTTCATTTGATTAAACATCCAACCCGGTTTATATCCTTTTTTCTCGGCATATTCTTTCAATGATTCTTCTCCTCTTGTACGTACACATCTCCATATAAATGAGCTTTTGTATTTTTTGACCTTTTCGAGTTGCATTAATTCGTCTATGCTGAGTTCGCTTATCCGCTTTCCTTTGGTAGCAATCGGACACCCCGATTTTATTTCAATCATAATACCTTCCCTTAATTCATTTACTATAATCGGGAAAACATATTCACAGAACTCACACACCTTCGCCGTTGCGTACACCATTGCGCTGCACTGAGGGCAATTCTTTACCGGCGCTGATTCTACTTTGAGGCGTTTTTTGGGTGGATCGAGTGTCCAAATTCGGGACTGATGTACCAATCCGTGCCGATTGTGATTCATCCCAAAATCCAAAAGAATATACTCCTTTTTGCCCGGATAAGGTGTTGCAGGCCTTGATGCCATTTGAAGCCAAAGTTGAAGCGAGGTGGTTGCCCTGTCTACTGCAACCCACATCATCGGAGCATGGTCGTAGCCTGTGTCTAAAATGCCCTGGTTGATCATTACACCATCAGAGGACTGCTCGAAGCCATTGATCATCCTTTCCTTCTCATCCTCGCTCATTTTGTATGTCTTGTTGCCCGAATGAACCATAAAGGCGTTCACCCCTGATTCTTTAAATAGTTCATAAGTTTTCACAGTATGTTCGATGTTGCAGCAAAAGACAATACCTTTCAAACCCTTCACTTTTTCGTTGTATTCCCTTATCAATCCCTCATATCTCTTTGCAGTATTGTAATGCTTGAACAATTCCTTATTATCAAACTCGCCTTTATCTTTCTTCACCAAATCCACTTCTTTATCCTGTGCCTGATATGCTCGGCATCGAGCCAAATCCCCCGACTTGATAAGATCGGCAGAATCTACATTGGATATTATCGCAGTGAAATATTTGTGCAAATGCTTCCCTCTTGGAGTTCCCGAAAAGGCTACGACGTATATTTTGCCTCGAGACTTAAAGAAGTCAATAATCTTGCAGAAATTCTTTAGATGAATTTCATCGACCAACAGAAGATTCGGCTGAAGGATAGAGTCAGGGGATTTCTTAATTACATTCCACAAACTTCTTTCCATTGCCAGCATCACTCGCCAATCGCCCGGGGGCATCCTCTTGCCAGCCGTGAAGTCCACGCACGGAACTCCTGCATTTCCCAAATGACTCAGTGTTGACTTGAATATTTTTGATCTGTGGGTAAGGAGAATTACACGGCTTCCTTTATCATAAGCCATTTTCGTCATTAAAGCCTGCTCGATGGACTTCCCTGATCGCATGGGAGCATACCGAATGATCGAAGTATGTCCTTTTCGGAATGATCCGGGGATTAAGACATAGACGGACTCGGCTTGATATGTGCGTGGCGTGATCAGAATATAACCTTGTTAAGATGTGCCTCGTACTTGATCCAAAAGGTATCGAGAGCGTTTTGAACACTGCTTAGTTCGTGGGCGATATCGTCTCTGTGAATCCTGATGATATGCAATGGCTTAATCTTGAATCGTGAGTCGTAGGAAACGAAATCCAACATAGTCATTTCTTCACAGACAAGAAATGCTGCATAAACTTGATGCCTGTATTCGCTTGGAAGGATGTTCTGCCGAATGTGTCGGACGTGAGCCGGAGTGTTTGGACATTTGATTTCAACGCCAACAAGTGGAAGATCCGATCCACCATGAACTATTCCATCCGGAGAATAACCAAGCCAAGAATATGTTGATGACTGTATGAATCCATACTGCTCGACCTTACACCCCTTAAGTTTTTCATAAGCCTGTCTCGCCACTGGCTCATAGTCCATAGCACGCTGCATTGTGGGGCTGAGATATCCTTCATCTTCGATTTCATCCGAACCGTATTCAGCGATAAGCCGATCAACGAGCTTCATATTGTCTTTCGCCATTACCTCTTTGATGCGTGTTCCGGTAATCTTTTCCCGGCGTAGGCGATACCATTCATCGGAGCGTTGTTCAACTTTGTGTGTGATCATTTTCGAGTGAGGTTTAGGAGCAGTTTCATTGCTCGGGTGTTATTAGTTATAAGTTTCTCGAGTTCACGCATATTTTTTATTAACATGCTTGAATCCTTGATCTGTTTAGTGAACAGATTTTTCTCAAACAATTCGCGCGATCTGATCGGCTTCGGTTTTTTGAGTTTTAAGGGTTTTGCCATTATTGTTTTGGTTTAGTGATGTTTCTTTTTATACTTTTAAAATAATCTTTCCTTCCTTGTCTGAATCGCCTTCTTCCTTCTGGAGTATAAAATTCTTTTTCAAACTTTATATCTCTGGGGCATCCATCTTTTGCATCATTCCATCCTTCCCTGTAAGCGAGTGATTTAATTTTTTCCATTGTGATTATATTTTAGGTTTATGTTTTTTTGTTCCTTCATCTCCCAGCTTGAATACATAAAAGAACAGGTAAAGAAGAAATGCTCCTTCAAGTAAATTCATTATTTCCTCGTGTTCCATAGTTTTAAACTGTTTCTACTTCCTTAACCTTAACATCCGATTTTTCTTCTGTCAGCTTGAACTTTTCGAGGATTTCGGCGGTGGCGGATTGGTATTGGATGGGCCGGAATTTATACATGACAAATGATACCCTTTTGCCTCCAATATTATTATGAGTAAATTCCTTTAAAAAAAGACAATACTCGCCACACCTCATAGTAATGGCATCAACTGTATATGTTTCTCCCTTGATAGGTTGCTCACCTATTGTCGGTGTCTTAGAGAACAGATATAATCCGACAAATTTCTTTACACACACCACCTTCTGTCCTACTTTAAAGTTTGCCATAGTTTTAAGTTTTAATATTTGCTCCCATTCTCCATCGAAGGCACGGACTGGATTTCTGAAATCAATAAAACAGAAATTCAACCGATGGGATTTCCTCTGTCATGTCAGCAGAGGCCGGTGTCGCCAACACCATTTCACTTCTTACTTGAGCTTACCCTTCAGTTCATCCTTCGCTGCGATGACTTGTGGATCCGCTTTCAACACCTTGTTCAGAGTTCCGTAATTCGCCTGCAACTCTGCAAGTGTCTTGCTTGCTTTGATTCGCTCGATGGCTTTCGTGTTGTCTACTTGCGTGATTTCCGGTTTGAAGTCCCGGATGCGAAGGCAGTCAGTTTCAGTTCCGAACGCCTTGATGTTTGCAGAGTAAAGCTGAATCTTGAGGCCTACCCATTCCTCGATGAACGGACTTCCACAAAGTTTTTCGATAGCCTTACAATTTGTTTTGTTCAGAATCATCGGCTTTTCCACCTCGACAAAATAACAGGTGAAGCACTGTTCGTTTTCGCCTTTCTGATTCTTCACCATTTCGGTTTTCATTTCCTTGATGGTAACTATCATGTCCTTTCCGGATTGGAGCGAGAACGCTCCGAGATAGTTGTAGTTGTAGTTTTTCTTCCAGTGTGTTTGTGTCTGTGCCATTGTTGTTTTTGTTTTTATTGGTTAGTGTTGTTGTTGTTGTTTCGATTCCTGTTCTGCCCTTTTCTCATTGCTAATGCGAGAATAAAAAATACACAGCAAATAAATAATATTCCGAGTGTGTTCATTTGCTTTTCGTTTTTCTTGTGGTTGTCTTTTCTATTACAGAGCTGCACATTGGACAGACGCGGATCATCACAGAGAAATTGCCGACTGTCCTGCTCTCCTTTTTCATGTTACAGGAACACCCTCTCCATCCGCAAGTGCAGCCTTGATCTACTTTGCATATGTGAACGTGATTTGTCATTTGATCGTAAGTTCTTCGTTGGTGAGGGCGTGGAACAAGTTTTGAAGTTGGTGGACATATTTTCGTTTCTTACCTCCTTGCCAAAAATTAACGTCCCATGTTCCATCGCTATTCAACCATATAGACCATGACGGATTACTCATAGACCATAGTTGATTTCCTGTTTTTTTGTTTCCAAACTTTTCAAACCCAAACTTCACCAACCATTCTTCGGTGAGGGGGATGGGGTTGTATCCTTCGCCATCATCTTCAACCATTCGAAAAAAATCCCCAGCTTCAACTATCATTTCTGTTTCTCCTCCTGCTCTATTAGAGAATGAGATTAAATTTCCTAAACGGAGTTCTGTTGCTTTCATGGTTTATAGTTTATAAGTCATTGCTGTATCTGTTTTCTTTCATGTCCTCGTTACGCTCTCTGATTTCCTCCGGAGTCATTTCGACTTGTCCTGTTGCCTGGCATTTTATACAGTCCTTCACGTCAAGGCTGAATCCATAACACTTGTTACATATTTTGAACTGAGGAACTTCAGCGTTAAAGGAACTGTCGTTCGCGAGTTGAGGGGGTAGATTGGTGTCGTTCATAGTTTTCTTTTTTTCTTTGCGCCAAAGCCACCCGAAGAATGCAGCCGTAAAGAAGATTCCATATAGGATCGCAAGCATCAGCACGAGGTTTAGTGATTGCATTAATTTTTATTTCCAGCTATTCGTTTTTGCAGTTCTTCTTTTATTAAGGCGAGATAGTTTTCATCCCATTCATTTTTGCTAAAGAATTTCTGCCAAAGTTCTTCGGTTGTTGAACTCACTACAATTCCATTCAGCATTGCTTGTAGACGTTTGCCTATTTCGTCAAATGTGTTAAATTGTTTATTCATGGTTGGTAAAAGTTAGGGGTTACTTCATCTCTTTTTTGCAGGAACAGAAGGTTTAAATCAGTGGCATCATCTGTCCCCATATGCTCATGAACAAATTTCACCACAATCTGCCTGTACGATTCCAGGTTCTTTTCGGTTGCGGATTCAATCTTCTGCTTCAGCTTAATGTAATCAGGATGTCGTTTTTTGTTTTTCATATATATTGATTTAATAAGTTCCTGAGTTGAGGTGTCCTTTGAAGATTCTAATTTGACCCGCATAACTGTCGGTATCTTTATAGGCAGAAAACATATCACCATTCACGTTGCATTTTCCCAAATAAACCACCTTAGTATAATCGTCAGGATTCATTTCTGTTTGATTCCATCCATCATCGAAGTAAAGTTTATGTGTAAACTCCACAGGTTTGCTTTTTTCTTTCTTTTGTTCGTCAATAAAAATTACTTTTTTCATATCTTCGGGTTGTTAAAGAGTTTCGTTTTCAAGAGCTTATTCCAGTCAAGTTTTTTAATCCAATAGGGTGCGTTATTGTGTGCTATGATTTTTCTCGATTGATCATCAATTATTTTCGCATGTATATTCTTCGATATCTCCTCATTGCTTAACTTCTCTCGCGCTAATAATTGATCGAAGGTTATCTTGAATCTATGATAATTCATGCTCATCGCGATAGAAGTTTCTTGATCTTCTCCTTTTGGCCATCGGTTAATTTATCCTTTGAGCATTTGCGCCAAAATGTTTGACGATCAAAGCCAAGTTTACTCTGAAGCCATCGTTTCGTCTTGTTGGCTTTTGCGAGCATGATGTTTAGTTCCTGGTTGTATTTCATGGTGTGGGTTATTTTAAAAGTTCAGGGTTCTCGTGGATGTTGCCGATGATTTCACATATTTTAGCGTCATATAATCGAGTGTGTATGTCAAATCCAAAGAATCCGTTTATAAACTGAATCTCTCCGGTAATCCTTTTCTTTGTTTTCAATATCCATGCTTGACAAATATCCCCCTCCCAAATCTCCTTTCCGTTTTTGTCTTTGAGTCCGGTGTATTGAATTAACTCATACTCAGTGGTGATATCCTCCCCATCTTCAACGTCTATATTAACGCCAACAACATGACCTTGTGGTAGCGCCACAGCTAATTTGAATTCATCGGGATCAAGCATCTTCTTATTGATTACGTCCCACGCCCTGACTTTAATTTCTCTGTTTTTCATAGTGTTATTGGATTGATTCTGTTACAAATGTAACAATAAAACGAACGCGGTGTTACATATGTAACACATTTATTAACCATTTATTAACACGAAGTTGTTAGTAAGTCCGTTTTGAGCAAAAAAAAAGCGTGAACATCTCTGTCCACGCCTTCAAATCAAAAACAACGGCATTATTTTAATAGACCCATCACTCCGATGAAGTCCAGGAGTGCTTTCAGGTTGGCTCCTTTGTTCAATATGAGATCCAGGATCACCATTGACACAACCATGAGCTGTACATACACAGATGCGCTCGTGTGCTTCTTGGGTTGATCCTTTGGACTTGACAGATTCGTGATCACTTCGACAATCGGGTTGCCGATAAATGGAATCTGCTTTACAAGTCCTCTCAGCAGAGATCCGCCTAATTTTTTTAAGATTGTATTTTTCATGGTTATGGGTTTACGATTAATAGTTCGCATTGATTGGTTGTCCGACAGTCTGCGTGAGTCCATCCGTATTCATCACCCTTTCTTACTCCGGTAGTTTTTTCGGGGTTTTCGATTACAGTAACGCCTACCTTTTTATATATCGAGAAATTTCGGATGATATCATCTGCAACTTCTTCCGGAGATACACCTTTTACATTTAAGTCAATAGCGCATTTGAATCTATGCTGCGAGAGCTTGCCTCCAACTTTCGTTGTGGGTGTCCGGAATCCTCTGTTGTGTAACGTGCCACCTGTGTGCCAGTTGTTCACGTATGTAGGTTTGCCGAATCGTGTACGCACTAACTCGGAATAGTTAATCATGAAAGGACTGATGAACCAAATTGATTTTGCTCCGAATCGTTTCCATATTACTTTAGGTACGAATTCCTCAATGATGAAGTGAGCTGATATTTTCATTGTATTCCTAAGAATTGTTTGATGCTATCCCAAAATCCAAATCCTGTTCCTCCTGCACCCACTAACCCTGCGCCGATCCATTTCATTTTCTTGTCAGTGGAAATATATGTTTCATGCGAATTTACTTTTGCTGCCATGCCCTTAATGCCACCTTGTTCATCTCCAAAGATAATATTATTTATCCTGTCTGTTTTTTTGGATTGATCATCTAACTTATCATGAAGGCCACGAACCATTTGGCGTAAGGTTTCGCCTTGTCCTTCTTGATATAGTCCGTTGTTCTCCATTTAACAGCGTAATTTTTTCAAGTTGTTGAACTCCTGGATGAACTTAACTTCAACCGAAGCGGTCTTGCTCTGCAGCTTGCTCCAATTCGGCGCATACTCTGAATTCTTTTTAACGGCTTTCTTTATAAACGATTGCGGATTGTTCGCGTTGTAGTCGGTGATTTCTATCCGATCGGCCTGCATGACATCTGTACGCATCAGCTCATGAATGAACGAAGCAGTATTGGGATCTAACTTCAAAGTGAATTCAGGCTCCTGCTCATCCTCTACGTACAACTTCTGTCCGTCTGTTAGTTGGATGAAGTCCTGTTCGTAGGTAGAGGTAGGGAATCCGAAGAATCCGGAGAGTCGAATTTGATTAAAGAAATTCAGGTCGCCCAAATCCTTTCTCTTTTTATCATCGGCCACGCCGAGTTGACCACTAAGGAAATAGTCGATTCGGACAGTCTTGTTTGCTCTCTCCGTTGTATATTGACTCAGGCAGTATTCAAAACTAAACTGAGTGTTTGTTCCACCGAAAGAAACTACGCCGGCAGCCTTGACCCGGTAAGTTCCGGCTCCCAAAAGAGTCAAAACCTTTTTCCATTCTAATTGATAGGCGATGAATTGTTCTCCTGCATCATTCACGAAGAATCCAAATGCAAAAAAATGTCCCATACGTTGCATCATCCAAATCGTCAACGTCAGCAAAAACTCCGTTGGTAGCTTTTTGCAATTTAAGTGTTGCAGAACTTATTGCGCTGCTGAAAAAGAAAATGAATCCTGCTTTGTCATTTTTGAATTCGTCTGTTCCTCCTGTGTCGGCTAAAGCTGCAAGAAAAAAACTCGGAGCAACATTCTCTCGTGCTTGACTCAGGAAGGTCTAATGTAACCGTTGGTGGATTCGGATCATCCAACAAGAAAAAGAAAGTCTGTTTAATTGCCTCTCCGTCTAACGGCATATCACTTATCTTTTTTGTACTCGCTT